ACGGCGGCAGGGAGCCGAACATGATCGGCTCCGATAAGACGTACAGCCAGACCTATGACAAGGGCGGCAGCCGGCGGGATAACGGCAGCTCCGGCGGCAGCTCTCAGGCGGCAACCGGTGGGACACCTTACATAAAAGGCCCCGGCTACGGCACCGGCGGCTATACCACGCCGGGAATTTACGGTGCGGCCAATTTGCAGCCCACGGATCAGGCAAATTACTGGAAGAAGATGACCGGCGGCGCGGATATGAGCAGACGGCCCGATCTGGCCGGGGGATATTCCATTTCCAACGGCTACACCGTGTTTTACGATGAGAATGGCTACGCGAAGAAGGCGGTCAAGGGTGTGGCGGACTACACCCCCCATCAGGACATCAACGCCGGAAACGGAAGCTACGGCAAGAGCGGCGCGTGGACGGACAACGAAATGATGTCCGCACTGGACCGCTCCAAGATTCAGGACATCCGCAACCGGCTTCAGCGGGGCGAGATCACCGGCGATCAGGCGAACCAGGCGGCAAACGCCATCCGGGCCGGATATGGCTACACCATTGATAAAAACGGCTATGTGACGGACAGCGGCGCTCTTTCCTCCGCGAATGATCTGCGGCGGCGGCTGGGTCTGGACGTCAGCCCGGAAAGCGCGGAGCTGGCCTACTACCGCTATCTCATGGGCACGGACACCTCCCCCATTGCACAGGCCAGTGGCAAGGTGCAGTCCTTCGGGGACTATCTAGCGGAGAATGGCGGCGTACAGGCCGGGACTACCGGCTACGGAACCCCGGCATACAGCCAGCAGCAGCGGGTCACGGATATTAACGCAGGCAGCACCCCGGCGAGCAATTTCACGGCGCAGGCCGGCACGAGCTTTGACATCGGGGACGGCAGCGACTACTTGAAAGAACTGTACGCCAAGAAGGTGGCGGCGGAGCTGGCGGCGCTGAAATCCGCTTACGAGCAGAACACTGCCACGCTGGATGCCAGCCGTGCGCAGATCGCGCCGGTGTATGACATTGCCCGGAACAGCGCGGCCAACCAGAACGCTTTGAGCCGTGGCGCGTTTCAGGAGATGGCGGTGGCCAACGGCCTGAACACCGGCACCACCGGGCAGGCGGCGCTGGCACAGGACGTTGTTCTCCAACAGAACCTCTCCCAGATCGACCGGGAGCAGGCGGAAAAGACGGCGGCTATCGACCTCCAGCGGAGCCAGCTTGACACGGAGTACCGAAACGCCATTGCCAAGGCAGAGGCCACGGGAGACGCGGAGCTGGCAAACGCCCTGTACGAGGAATACGTCCGGCAACAGAATCTCTACGCCAAGTACGGCGCACAGACGGGCGGCTCCGGCGGCTCCGGCACGGCGGCTGTGGTAAAACCCAATCTGACGGCCAGTCAGGTGCAGTCTGCCCTGAAAAACGGCATTGTGACGGACGACGTGATCTCCGCCTTTGATTACTACTACGGGCAGGGGGCCTATGATTCCCTGTACGGCACCGGCAGGTTGACGGCGGGGACAACCGGCACTGCCAAAACCGGCAGCAGCACCGGCAAAAAGAAGGGAAGCTATTCCAACGGCTCCCTGACCAATGAGCAGGTAAAGCAGCTCCAGAAATACTACGGTGTGTCTCAGGACGGCAAGTGGGGGGCCAACTCCAAGAAGGCCGCAGGCGGCCTGACGGCTGACCAGGCATGGGCGAAGTATCAGGGCGGCAGCAGCGGAAGCGGCAGCAGCAACTACGGAAACATCCGCAGAACGATCACGGGCTATATGTCTCAGGGCAACTACGCAAAGGCGCAGAGCTACCTGAAATCCAACTGGAACAGCCTGACAGAGGAACAGCAGCAAGAGCTTTCCGATCTATTCGGGTAAGGAGGCTATACGATGGCGGTAAAGATGCCGGATCTGGTCGCCTACGGCGAGCGGGTCAACAAAACACAGAATAACAGCGGCGGCGTTCAGATGCCGAACCTTGTAGCTTACGGCAAGCGAGTGGAGACGCGGAAAGCCAAGGAGACGAAGGCCGTTACGCCTTCTGCCTCCCCCCGGCCTATGGAGAACGCCAGCACCGGGAACAGCCGACCCAACAGCCGCCTGCTGGCAGACGTGCGGACCGGCGGCACCACGCCCCCCTCTCTGGACAACGGGCGCGTGGGGAAGGTAATCTCCGGCGCAGCGAAGTCCGCCGGTTCCGCCTTTACGAATCTGGGCGGTGTGCTGGCAGAGGGGGCCGGGAAACTGAATACCCGGATCGCCAACCAGAACGCCGGGGAATCCCTGCAAAGCGACCATGACGCGGTGAAGCGGTACGAGAAGATGCTCCGGGACGTGAAGTGGGCCAACGGCAAGGCCATGACGGCGGCGGACGTGAAGCAGGTGCAGAGCTACCTCTCTGCCGCAAAACGCCGCATCGCAGCCCATGAGGGCTATACCAAGGCGGTGGAGCGGTCCGACAAGGCAGTGGCGGACAAGGCGTATCAGAAGGCGGACCGTCTGTCCCAAAGCTCCGCCGCGGACGTGGCGCAGGCCAAGGAAGGGCTGGGTCCGGTGGGCCAGTTCGCCGTGGATCTGGGCGTGCAAGGTGTGCAGATGGCGGGGGATGTTGCAGCCAGCGCCGTGATCCCCGGAGCCGGTCTCGCTCTGATGACGGCCCGTTCCGCCGGAAGCAGCGCCCAGCGGGCCAGACAGGCCGGGGCCACCTATGGCCAGCAGCTTGCCTACGGACTGGGGAGCGGCGCGCTGAGCCTTGGAACAGAGAAAATTTCCAACGTTTCTAAGCTGTTTCAGAAGACGTTTGGCCGCGGTCTCGCGGAGAAGGCAGCCAGCAAGTTAATCGCCAAATTTGGTGAAAACACAGCCGTTCAGGTCATGAGCGACCTTGCCAAGCGTCCCGCCGGGAGGCTGGCCCTCTCCATGATCTCCGAGGGTGGCGAAGAATTTCTGGAAGATTATGCCCAGCCCTTTTTGCAGCGGGCCACCTATGACCCCTCTGCCCGGTTCGATCTCAGTGAGGCGCTGTATGACGCGGCGGTGGGCGCTGCCATGGGCGGCATCGGCGCAGGCGTTGACGTTATCCGACAGCGTGGAAGCAGTCAGGCGGACGCACAGCCTACGCAGGAGGTACGCCCGGAGGTGCGGGAGGGTATTGATGCCCCCACCCCCGCAAACGCCGCAGAGGGCACGCAAAACGCCGCCCCCGGTGTGGAGACGGCGGCAAACGGGAACGTTATAAAAATAGACGCCGGGGATCGTGCCAATCCAACCAGCCTTGCCACCAATGGTGACGCTGGGACACAATCTCAGGCGTCTGTTGAGGGTACGCGTCCCCTCAATGCTAATGATAGCATAGCACAGGGGGCGGAAAATGTCAAGAACGGTGGAAACCGGGACATTCTCTCTGAGGTTCTGTTTGGGAAGAAACGGGCGGATATGGATGCCATGACGCCGGAGCAGCAAAACGCCATATATCAGGCCAATGAAGCCGGAACCGTTGGCATGGACGCCACCGGAAAGGTGTTCCAGATCGACCCGGAGCTGCACATCGACCGGCGGCGGATGGAGACGGTGGGCGGCAGAGATGTGAACGCCTTCCAGTTCGACCACCCGGAGCTGCACCGCTATTATCAGGAAGCGGCCAACGCCCTGATTGCGGATGCAGACCTCTCTCTCCAGCAGCCCATGAGCCGCCGTTATGAGCGGACAATGGAGGGTAACGCCGTCCAGCAGGCGGCGCAGACCTCGCCCCACCTGCGTCAGGCCATGAATGAAACTGGGCTTTCCCGTGACGCCATCATCGACGCAGCCCAGCGGATCATCACTGATCAGGGGCAGGAGAACGTGGCAGCAGCTAAGCGGGTGGAGCTGATTCTGGACGATATGCTCTCTCACGGCTACACTACCATGACCGGCGAACAGGTGGGACCCAACAGCGGGTATCTCACCGCCAAGCAGAGCATTTTGGGCGCGGGCGAGCAGGCGCGGGGCCGCGGTTTAGACGATGTGGATGCTTTCGACACGCCGGGTGACGCCGTGGCGGGTGCGGTGAACACGCCCTTTGATACCATGCAGGCCAAGAGTGATGAGTTTTACCCGGTCAACCCCAACAGCGCCCAGCGCATCCAGGCAGACCAGCGGCGGGCGCCCTCTGAGGTCCCCATTGTGAACCCCGATACCGGGCGGAATGTGGAGAAAACGGTCTCCACCATTCTCAATAGCCCCCTCACCTCCCCTGAAATGGCAACCGTGTATGAAAACGCCATTGCAGGCGGCGCGTTCGACTATGACGTGGTGACGGACCGGAGCGCCGTGCAGCAGGCGCAGGCCAAAATCGCGCGGGACGGCTGGCGCGAGGTGGCAAACAGTTTCATTGCCAAGGCGGAGCTGGGGCAGCGGATTACCAAGGCGGACACCGCCGAGGCCATCAGCGCCTACAACCTTGCCATTTCCGAAGGAGACCACAAAGCCGCTTTTGAGCTGGCAACGGCCATTGCGGACGCGGCCCACGACAGCGCACAGATGGTGCAGGCCATGAACCTGATGAACCGGCTGACGCCGGAGGGGCGTCTGCTGACGCTGCGGCGGCTGGTGGACCGGATGAATGACCGGGCGGCACGGCAGAACCGGGCACCCAGGCAGAGCACCGCCGACAGCGGAGACGTGGAAGGCGCACGGGTGGACTACATCGACAAGGTGACGGGCTTCACCCTCTCTGACGAGCTGGCCACCAACTACCTGATGGCAGAGACGGACGCGGAGCGGGCGGCGGCGTGGGATGCCATTACCACCTCCATTGCAGACCAGATCCCCAGCACCTTCATGGAGAAGGCCAATTTCTGGCGGTACACCTCCATGCTGACCAATCCCACCACCCACATCCGCAACATCATGGGCAATGCCATTCAGTTCGGCGCACGGAAGATCAAGAACGGCATCGGAACCGCAATCGAGCGGGCGGTCATCAAGAACCCCTCTCAGCGGACAAAGGCCGTGAATGTTGACAAGGATCTGAAAGCCTTTGCCAAGGACCAGTATGAGACGGACCAGAGCGCGGCCATGGGCAGCGGAAAGTATTCCGATGCCACGACAGCAGGCATTGAGCGGGAGATCCAGAGCAAGCGGAAAATGTTCAGGGGGGAGGACGTTCTCTCCCGTGCCGTGCAGGGCATCGGAGACCTGAACAGCCGCGCCCTTGATTATGAGGACGTGATCTTCAACCGTGCGGCTTATGTAGACAGCTTCGCCCAAGCACTGCAAGCCAAGGGCGTGACAGCGGCAGAGGCCCACGCAGGGACCAGAGCCGCAGACGTGGAGGCGGCACGGGCATACGCCATCGAGGAAGCGCAGAAGGCCACTTACCGCAACACCACAGCGCTTTCCGAGGCGCTGTCTAAGCGAGGCCGGTATGATGCGAGTGACAATATTGTTGAGCGCGGTACAAGTTTTGTCACCGATGCGCTTCTCCCCTTCCGCAAGACCCCGGCCAACATCCTGACTACGGGCCTTGATTACAGCCCTGTTGGTATTGTAAAGAGTGTGAAGGAATCTCTGTGGGATGTGCGGAGAGGCAACTGCACGGCGGCGGACGCCGTGGATTCCCTTGCATCCGGCCTCACGGGAACCGGCATTTTTGCGCTGGGCGCTTATCTGGCGGCGGAGGGGCTGCTCCACATCCGGGCCGGTGACGATGACAAGGAGGAAGCCTTTGAGAAGTCCATGGGCGGGCAGGATTATGCTATTCAGATTGGGGACAAGTCCTATACATTGGACTGGGCGCTTCCTGCGGCAATGCCCCTGTTCGCGGGCGCCGCCAGCGAAAAATCCTATGAAAAGGGCGGCGGGACATTTGTTTCTTTCGTAGACGCTATAAAGAATATCGGCAGCGTTATTTGGGAGACCTCCATGCTGTCCGCCCTGAATGATCTGATTTCCTATTGGAGTTATGCGGATGATCCGGGGGCATATCTTATCAGCAAGGCAGCCAGCAGCTACGCCGGACAGTATATCCCCACCATCGGCAGCAAGGCTGCGTCCGTATTTGATGATACGGTGCGCAAAAGCTATGTGGAAAAGGGCACAGGGCAGCTTTCCTCCGATGTGAATTACTTCTTGCAGGGGGCGGCGAAGAAGGTGCCGGGGGCACGGAATCAGTTGCAGCCGTCTATCGATCTGTGGGGCAACGAGGTCTCCAACGGCTCCGCACCGGAGCGGGTGTTCCAGTCTTTCCTCTCCCCCGGCTTCCTGAAAGCGCAGGACAACAGCCCCGCAACGCAGGAGATTCGGCGGCTGGCGAAGGCCACCGGAGACAGCACCGTTTATCCGGCGGCGGCGGAGAAGTCCTATACGGTGAATGGCGAGACCCGGACCCTGACCGGCGAGGAATACACCCGATACGCCAAGGCCATGGGCCAGACGCGGAAGGAGCTGGTGGAAGCGGCGGTGAAGCTGCCCGCCTACAAGTCCATGAGCAATGCGGAAAAGGTGGATTACATCCAGAACGTCTACAAGTACGCCAGAGAAACGGCCCGTCAGCAGGTGGACCCCAAGTATGAGCCCAGCGCCAAGTGGATTGAGAACGCCAAAACGTCCAAGCGGGACATTGGCGTATCCACCGGAGAATTTCTGGCCCTGTACCAGAAGTACGGCAGCGAGAAAATGAGCGGGAAAGCCTACGAGAAGGTAAAGCAGGCGCATGATGCCGGACTTTCCCCCAAGGAGTATTTCTCCATGAAAGACAAGGCCGATACAAACGGCAATGGAACAATCAGCAAGGCGGAGGCCAGCACTGCCCTTGCCGGTCAAGAAAACCGGGCGGATCTGTGGGACATTATCTGCACCACCAACGCCAAGAACCCCTATAAGTAAGAAAACACCCCCGCCGGAAGGCGGGGGTGTTTCTTTAGCTTTTACATCATGGACAGGAGCGTTTTCACGTGGGCGGTGCGGTCCAGCATCCGCTCATGCTCCCAGTCCCAGACGGCCTGCATGGCCTCCGTGGGATGGAGACCGGCGTCCTTCGCCTTTTCGATATGGCGAACGGCCATTTCGTGGAGCCGATTGGCATGGCCCAGCTCCTGACGGCTGAGGTCGGCGTAGGTGCTGGCGTCCTCCGGGTCCTCCCCGGCGTGCTTGACGGCCTCACGGGCGTACTTCTCGGCATCGTCCAGTTCTTCCCGGATCCCTTCGGCCAAGTGTTTGATCTCGTGCATAAGAGCCTCCTAACTCTGCTTGATCAGGGTGTAGAGCTTGTCCACATCCGTTTCATTCAGCGTGACGTTCCCAATCAGGGGGATATTGGTGGTGACGGGGCCTTTGGCGGCTTCGGTTTTCAGGCAGGTGTAGATCTTGTCAATATCTACGTTCCCCGCCTCGTCAAAGACGCCGAGGGCCTTCATGGCGGGATGCTCCCGGAGGGCGGAAAAGCTGGCATCCAGATTGCCAAGGGCCATAGCGGCCCCGGCACCAACGGCCCATTTCTGCCAGCCGGTGAGCTTGCCGGTGAATTCCTCATCCACATAGCGGGCAGTGCCCTGCTTGATCTGTTCCAATGTTACCATAGATTCCTCCAATGACGGGAGAGAGGGGCGCTATGCCCCTCTCTTCTTCCCTCTTCGCCTCTTAGCGACCGCAGTTGCAGTCGCAGGTGGAGACGGGGAGGGGGTTATAGGTGGACTGGGGCGTGGTGCCGGTGCCGGTGGTGATGTCCGCGACCATTTTGGGATAAAAGGTGGCGTTCGTGTAAGTTACGATGGTGTTGTCAGCGCACTTCCGCTCGTCACGCTCCCGGGAAATGGCCCCGCACAGCTCGTTCTTGCAGCAGTCCACACGCTCCTGCAGCAGCTGGAAGCTGTCCTTGGTGGCCTGATTGTTGACCGCCTGAGAAGCCAGCACACCATGCACCTCGCCCAGCTTGCCGTCGATGTACTTGTACATCTCCAACATCTTCTGGTCCTGGTAGGTGTTGGCATCCCGCAGGGCAATGTCGCTGCGGAGTTTGGCGTTCTCCTGCACCATGGACAGCTCGTAGCGGTTCACCGTGTGGTTCTCGCTGCATCCGGCCTCCGCCGCCATACCAGCGGCAAAGGGGATGACGCGATTGCCCAGCAGCATCCCGCCGAGACCGCCCAGAGAGTTCAGGACGCCCAGAAACAGACCGGCAATGCCGGTGCCGAGAGCAGTGCCTGCGACGCCCTTGCTTGCAAATTCAGCCATAGAGAGATTCCTCCTTCTCTAAAAATACACCCCCTGTTTCCGCGCGCAAAACAAGCGGTGCTCTATGGTTACCGTACCACAGGACACCGCTTGTCATGGCTTATGGATGTTTTTTGTTTGGGCGGGATATGCCTGCTTTATCCCGGATGGAGTGTAGACAGGCGTTTACGGAGGAACGGGACAGGTACAGTTCTGCCGCCGCATCTTCGATCGCCCAGCCACGGCGGCAAACAAGATTGAACACGCGCCGCTCCCGGTCGGTGAGATAGCGGCACTGCTCCATCTTTTGGAGCTGCTGGACGGTGTATCGGTATTTCATATTGGGCCTCCTTTATGAAGTGCCCCTCCCCTTTGACCTACCGATGCAGGGGGTCAGGACCCCTGCGCGTCTATCATGGCTAACAGCTTTTCCAGATCGTAGAAATTCCGTGGGTTCAGTCCGGTTTCCCGCTGAATGAGCCGAAAGCGGTAGCGGATGGAGTTATAGTGCAGGTAAACCGCATTGCCGGTCTCCCTCACGTTCATGTTGTTCTCCGCATAGGTTTTCAGAAGTTTTTTGTCCCGATCCTCCATAGCTTACCTCCCCCCCAACAAGTACAGTTTCAGCCACAGGGGGATGTCGGCGGTCAAAATGCTTTTGAAATAAAACACGATAAACGCAATGGCAGCGGCTATAACCAGCGTCCAAAAGACTATCATCAGCCAGTCTTTCAGTTTCATTCAGTCCCTCCGTCCTTCCTCTCGCCGTAGCTGCAAAAGAATGTCCTTGTGTCCTTATCAAATGGCAAAAACACGATGTTTGTTTTTGGGCAAAATGCGTATATATCTTTTCGGTTCCACACGCGCAAATGCTTGCAGCCCTCGCACCGCGTCACCGGCACGGCATCCACGGTGGGGGCGTCTGCCACCTTCTTTTTTAGCAAGGCATAAGCTATCTCCAAAGCTTTCCCGCTTCCCAAAACAAGCGCTTTATCGGAATTTTCGTCTGCTTTCAGGATTGTGTCCGCATCAATCAGCCTCATGGTCAGCACCTCCGTCCATCTTCGCGCCGCAATCCTCGCAGTATTTTTTGGTAGGCTTATCCCAACTGCCCTCAGTGGTGATGACAAAGCCACACGCAGAGCAGCACCACTCGTCCCCGCCAAGATGCGCCCACCTTGTATGCACCACTGGGGCAACGTCAGCGGCGGGAATACTGTTGATCTCCTGCGTGCAGATTTCTGGATTTTCGTACCGACGTGTGATTAGATCAATCACAGCTTTTCGCTTGATGTATTCAGCCATTGTCAGCACCTCCGTCCATCTTGGCCCCGCAGTGGGGGCAGTATTTGTCTGGCAATAATCGAGCAAAAGCATATCCGCATACGCTGCAGGCCTTAAATCTGTCTGTTACTTGCCACGCTCCATGCACCACCTGGGCCACGTCGGCGGCTGGGGCATCTTCAATTATGTCGATTGCGTCACCGGTGCCACACGCACGGCATCTTACTCCGTTGTAGCTGTTGCAGCCTACGCAATAAACTTCTTTGATGCGCTTAATTGTCGCTTCCCTCTCAATGCATTCAGCCATCCTCATCCCCTCCAAATTCCGCCTCGTACTGTTCCGGCGTGATAATCTCAATATCCTTTGCGGAGTAGCCCAAGGTGTCGAGGCATATCAGCTTCGCCAGTTTGTCTTTGTCAAGGGCCGCCGCAGCGTCCTCATAGGATACGCCGGGTTTTGCCTCAAAGCTGATTTGAGCGCCAAACGCCCCGGCTACGCTAAAGCAGATTTTATATTCAGCCATTGTCATTTCCTCCTTCATTCCCATGCGCGCACTCATCAATCAACTCGTTCAGCCGTTTAAGCCCTTCTATGGTAATTAGGCCCTGTGCGTACAGGTCATCCTGCAAGCGCTTAAAGGCGTCTGCCGTGTCTTTGGCGCGTGGAAAGCCCTCAGCAAAGTGTTCCTTTGCAAAAACGTCCGCTTCCGGCATGGGAGCCACACATAAACGGCTGGTGTTGTTAATGTATTTGCCCATTGTCAGCCCTCCTGTTTCAGCTCTTGCACAGTCTGGTGGATACGCTTCGCGCAGGCAGGGCATATTTCCCCCACATCCACTATGACATTCACTATGTCCGGGTTGCTGTCGTAGATGCTTGCGTTGCTCTCCACGCAGACCCTATAAGTTTCCTGAAGATTGTGTATTTCTTTTCCGCAAAGATCACAAAAACGCTTCGTCATGTTCTTTCCTCCCTCCCGTAAAATGCCTCCAAGTCATCCTGTGCCTTGTCAACAAAATCGGGGCAAGCCAAGCATTCCGGCAACGGGGCATCCGTCATGGGGTCAACCCATCCGAGGCAGTAGATACGGTCTTTCTTGCCGTCATTCCATTCGTGGGACGGACGCCCTCTCTTGCCCAGCGCACACTTAACCGTTGCCATCCTTCATTGCCTCCAATGCTTTCTTCGCTTCTTCATGGGTGAGAAACACAGTCTTGCCGATTTCCTCTGGATAAAACTCCCATGCTTCGCCGTTTTCGTCAGTCCCCTTCAGGAATACGGTTTTATAGCCGTCATACCATCCGATGCGGTCTGCGTCATCCAAGGAAATTTCCCTGATCGGTTGCTCTACATAGTCTTTGTCAATTCCCCAGAATAAAACTTGATCCCCAAAGACAACCTCGAGCCAATCCTTGCACGGCAGCACCGCCAGCCGACCGGCTCTGTCGGCCTCCATCAGCGCGACAATGCGCTTAAATGTCACGCCCTTACTGATGGCCTCATCCTCAAACGTCTTGTAATTGGCGCACATCGCCGGTTCCAGTTTCGTATCCTCGTAGGCTTTCAGCCGCTCCCATACCTTACGTTGAGAACAAGATCCGTTATATGGGCACGGAAGTTCTTTGCATTGCGCAATGTCGCAGAAATTACCGTCAAAAGTCAGTCTTTCCATCGCATTCCCTCCATTCTTAGCTTCACTCGGTAGCATAGTTTTCCGCACCGTTCACAGACTGCGTAATTTGTGTGGTACTTCCCGCCGTGCCGGTCGCTTCGGCGGCGCGACACCTGAACATACGCATACTTGTTCAGTTTGTTCAGACCAATGCGGCAAAAAAGAGGCTTTTTCATAGCTTTACCTCCGGCAGCTTCGGCAGTTGCCTCGGCTCAAAGCGCCACTTTCTGGCGTCATCGCCAATTTTCTGATAAAGCCGTGCTACGGCCAGCATAGGGGTATCTTCGCGAATGTCGAACTGAAAACACTTTTTCTGGCAATTCCAGATTCCCCACTTGATCCCGGAAATTCCGTGCTGATATGTCTCACGTTTCATGGTGCATCTCCCTCCACCGGCATCCGTTACAGGCCCCCTCATGGGCCAGCGTGTAGTTCCCGCATTTCAGGCACAGTTCGTTCCGCAGTGCGTCAATCTCTTTTGCCTGTGCTTCGATCCGGTCTGCGGCTTCCGCCAGATCGTCACCCAGCGTGATCGGCGTTTCCCACTCATTTGCCCGCGCCCATTCCGTGTGCTCGCGCAGCGCATTTACGAGGTTTGTATCTCTCATAATTCATCCTTTCCGCACGGGAACAAAAAGCGCCCCATGTCTCCCGGTTTCTCTAACGTGCCGAACCGCCGTTTGGTAACAGCAATGGGGAACTCTTCGATCTCGCTGGCCCACAGGCACGTACCGCGTCCGTTCAGTTGCTCCCAAACCAAAGGGAACCCGCCTATTCCATCGAACAAACTCGCCATTGTGGCATCACGCTCGTAGTTGCCGCACAGCCGTTTCAACAGCCATTTCCACGGCGGCAGGGCGATGGAGTTGCCCAGTGCCTTATACCGGGGGCTGTCCGCGTCCTTGTGGCGCTTGCCCCTGCTGTCCGTCCACTCGCCCAAGTCGGTCCAGTGGTCAGGGAAGCCTTGCAGCCGTTCGCACTCCAAGGGGGTCAGACGGCGAACAACCATGTTTTGGCGGACCGTATTGTTCAGGTTCAGGCTTTGGCCTCCGCTTTCCTTTGCCTGCAAGGTTCCGTTGATTTCCCCGCCCTCTGTAAAGTTTCGGCAGTCTACGGAACATACAAGATCAGTGCTGTCCTTGAAATCTCTCTGCTTGCAGCTGCTTGCAACGCCCCCCTCGCGGTAATCGCCAAATCCCTGCATTTGGTACGTCAGTGGGATTTGGTTGCCGCCGGTTCCCATCCGGGCTTGCAGACTGGGGGCTACCTCGCCGCAGTCCCGGATCACGTCGCAGGCGTGGCTCATATCCAGAATGGAGGGCTGGTGCCCATGCTCCTGTGCTCTCAGCGTCCCGGAAACATCATGGCTCACGCCCATCACATTCCCGCCTTGATCGTTCAGGCACAGAACCGCCGGTTTATTCCCCCCGCACTCTGCGTTCAGCGTAGGAGCCTGTTCCTCTGCGTATCCGATGCTCCGGGCCTGTTCGCTGTTCCCCAGCTTAAACCCGGCGCACAGTACGGCTTCCTGATTCTGGCCGCTGTTTTCTCCGGCTGGCAACGTTGGCATCACACCGGCTTCGCTGTACACCCGCTTGCTCTGGCAATCCCACGGAGTAAGACAGTCCAGACCGGCGCAGACCGCCGGACGGTCAATGGTGTTCAACGTATAGCAGACATCTTCTTTCCAGCCTTTCCCGTTGCATCCGGCGGTATCAGCCCGGTCGATTGCGTTTCCTTGAAGGCATATCACCGATCCGGCGTCTTTGCCTGCTCCACCAGCACCGCTTTCAGCACCGGTGGCAGGGCCTTCCCCCTCCGCTCCGCTCTCCGCAGGATACCCTGACATACTTTGCCGGTTAAACAATATTTCCCATGCGGTGTCGCCTCCAAAATCTGCGACAAGCGCGATTCTACGGCGACGTTGGGGGACTCCCCAGTGTTGCGCATCGAGAACTCGCCACGCAACGCTCCATCGTCCTCCCATTTCATCGTGGTATCCCCCCCAGGTGTTCCAACCTTTTTCAGGCACTTCAATATCGGGGGCTTCCGGTTCTGCGATGCGGATGGCTTCTTCGAGGACGGCTGCGAAGTCTTTTCCTCTATTGGAGCTGAAGGCTCCGGGGACATTTTCCCAGACCATATACCGAGGTCGCACAAACTCACCTGTTCGCCCGCTTGCCATGTCACGTTCTCTCATCTCCTTGATAATCCGTATTTGCTCCATATACAGGCCGGAACGCGCCCCGGCAAGCCCTGCCCGTTTTCCGGCAATGGAAAGGTCCTGGCATGGGCTGCCGCCAATCACCACGTCCACAACGGGGGCTTCCCCGCCGTTGATCTTCGTTATATCGCCTAAGTGGATCATTCCTCCACCTCCGCAAGCCAGAACTCGCGGCGGCAAATATCACAGCCTCTTCCAGTCGGGCAATGTCCGCGTAACGTTGTATCAACAAGGCATGGGTCTAAGGCAACGTTATGTGTGTTCGTATATATTGGCGCATTTGGAAACTGTTCCAGAAAAACGCTCTGCCTGGTTTTGACGGGGTGCTTGGCGGCCCACTGCTCGACAAACTTCACCGCCCATGTGTTATCTCCTGCTGTCCTGTAATCGTTGTAGCGCATTTTTTCTTCGGTAGACCCCCTTTTGCTGAGACGGTCAACCTTGTCCAAAAACTCCACAGCGTCCATTACTTTTCCTCCTCAATAATGACCTCCACGCGGGAGGCTCCGGTTGTCTGATACTTCCGCACCGTCAAAGCTGCGATTGCGCTGTCATCGTTGTAGGCGTGGCCGTTTAGCGCGTCCAGAATGGCCTTTGCCACGTTGTCAGCGTCAGGGCGCTTAATGTGGGGCGTTCCGTCCATCGCAGCGGCCTTTTTCTTTGACGTGCTCTTGGGCACCGTGAAGAACGCCGTGACGGTAGCCGTCAGCGGGACACCCGCCGCAAAGCCCTTGCCGCTCTGGTACTTCCAGCACTGGACCACCTTGTTCTCGTAATCCCGCGTTTTCTGCGGGGTGTAGGTGTGGCCGTTTTTCATAAAGCGTGGGCGGTCCTTGCCCACCGGAATACCGGGAACCGTAAATTCAATTTTCATTGTTCGCCTCTTTCTTCGGCTCAAATCCGCTTTTTCCCTCGCACTTGCACAGGTAGCATTTGTCTGAATGTCTGTTCGCACAATGTACGCATGCAAAGGCAAACGTATAAACCCCCATCGGGTGAAGAACGGGGACGGTAGATTCAACCTTCATCGCTTCTCCTCCTCACAAGTAAACAAACTGATCTGCGCCGTGTGCCCCGCAAAGCGCTTTTCCTGCGCCTGAAAATAGTGAGGGTCGATCTCACACCCAACAAAATCAAAGCCAAGATCATAGGCGGCTATGCGGCTGCTGCCGCTGCCCAAGTGGGTGTCCAGTATCTTGTCTCCGGGATTGGCGTACTTCTGCAAAATCCATGTGTATAACGCCACAGGCTTCTGCGTCGGATGAATGCGCTGCTCGTTCAGCGCCTTATTCCCTTGCTGGATAAACCCCTCTGCGATGCTTTTGCCCTGCATCATTCCATTCCACATGTAGTGGAAAAGCCGTACGCTGTCATGGCAGTTTGTGGCTGCGATCTCGCAATCGCTAAAAGAGCTGCCCTCGTTGCACTTGTTCCAAACAATGCGCCCCGGCGCAAAGTGATAGTCAAAATAGTTGCAGCCCCAAACGATATAGCGCTTTGCGACACGTTCCAACTCATCGAAATATTCACGTGTCGGAATATCCCACTTCGGCGATATGGGGTAGTCTCTGTGCACACCGATTTTGCTGACCTTGCAGCCATAATATCTGCGCCGCTCCGGCCCGCTGAAATATGGAGGGTCCACTACGGCCAGATCAAACGCCTTGTCCTGCAGCGTCCGCATATACTCCATGCAGTCCATGTTATAGGCTACGTTCACCGCTTTTCCTCCTTGCCGTTGGTAATGACGCTGACCACCCGGACGCGGCCCAGAGGCTCCAGCAGCATGGCTACTGCCTCCTTCGTACCCTGTGTGTCCTCGCCATCGTAAATGTCGATCACAAGCCGCATCATCGTGTGTCCCTCCTGAATTTGGGGCAGGCGCGGATCACAAACGAGGATGCTACCCGTGTGCCGCCCTTGCCTTTGCCGCCGACCTTCAGCACCCGGCTTGTGGGGGTGGCGTCCCAGCCGGGAACCGGCTCCAGATGATCGGACCACTCGCAGCCGCCGCAGGCGGATGCGCAGTCCCAACAAAGTTGCTGCTGATACGTGGCCGCGGCGCTGCCCTTGGTGGCTTTCTTCTGCTTCTTCTCCCGTGGGGGATAGCGGCGGATCAGCTCGTCCAGCCGAAAATTACTTGCCATTAAACACCTCGCATATCTGCCAGAGCGCACCATTCGGCGTAGGTCATCCCCTGTTTCTTCGCTTCGGAGGGGGTAGGGATACCGGCATCGTACCAGCGCTCGTGCTGTTCGCCTGCCTTGGCGTAGAATTTTTCCAGATAGGCGTCGGACGGCTCCGGCATGGGTGCCTCCTTCGCCTTGGGGGTTTCCGGTTTGGGCAGGTAAGGGACCAGTTCGGATGCGTCCGGCGGGAACCGGTTTTCCCGTGCCCGGAGGATCACCGCCTGTTTCGCGTCCTCATAAGCCCACGGCTCCAATACCAGCGTCCACGCCTCTAAATCTGCGGGGGTGCGGGGCTGCTGCTTGGAGCTGGGGTAAAGTGTCTCAATCAGGTTAAACAACCGCTGGGTGTCCTGCTTCTCCATGTTCTTCTCCTGTAAGACTTCCGTAGTAGTCTCTAATTAGCTTCTAATTCCTGTATTAGCCTCTAATTCTTTTCCCCCTGCCAATAGAGAGATAAATATATATATAATCTTTTCTTCTTAGGGGGGTGTGGGGGGGCGTTCTTCTTTTCTCTGCGGCTGCTGTGTGCGTCGGTGATCGTGCTGCGGCTTGCTTGCATCCGCCCGTCATCACTCTTTAGACACACACGGCAACGTTGTTAAAAGGGAAGCTCCCTGTCATCCTGAATTTCTTCAAAGCCTCCGCTGCTGTTCATGGGCGGGGCGGCGGCGGTACGGGCGTCGATGCGTTGAGCGCCCACAGAGGCCCACTCCGCGATGAAGTCGATATAAACCTTGCCCTCGTAGTCATGGGGTTCTACGCGGCCCACAGCGATGATAGGGTCACCCTTGGAGGCGCTGGCGATCACACGGCCCATGGAGCCGAAGCCCTTAACGGGCATCCAGACGGTTGTCCCGTCAGGCTTGTTATAGGCCGCCACGGAGACGGAGCCAATGACGGTGCCGTTTTTGGAGGTGAAGATCTGGGCGTCCTTGGCGCAGCGGCCACAGATCAGGCCGGTTTTCTGCGGGACGCCCTCCCGGTTGCAGTCCGGTAAGCCGTTAATGAACATCAGGCATTCTCCTTCGGTTCCAGGGCGTCCAGCAGGGCGTCAAAGTCCTTGCTGAGTACCTTGCTGGCGCTGTCATAGCCGTGGGCCTTCAAGAGGGTTTTCGCCTCCTGCTTCGTCAGGCCGTGGCGGGAACAGGCAGAATAGAAGAATTTGACCTGCGCAGCGGTAATGGGGGCGTTGGGGTCCTTGTTGGTCATGTAGGCGCTGCCGTCCTCGGTGTCGCTCTCAATGTCCTGGGTGAACATATCGGAGACGCAGCCGAGGGACAGGGCGGCGGAGACCAGGGCGCGTTTCTGGGCCATCTTGACCGCGCTGTTGGCGCCGTCATAGGGGGACTGGGAACCGGTGCGGCCCTCCCGGGTGTTGCCGGAGCCGTAAGCGGAGGTGATGACGTATTCTTTTCCGTCATAGATCTTGATGAGGTCGCAGCGGACGAGGAAATAGAAAAAGCCGTGCTCGATATCCTCCAGCTTGCTTTCCAGTGTGTAGCGCTGGCAGAGGCCGTAGGCCACGGCCACCTTCTCCGCGCCGGACTTGAAGAGGGTGGGGTTTTTCGTCATGGCGTCGCCGTTCTTCTTGCGGATCATGCCGAAGTCGATGCCGCGTTTCAGGACGGCGGGCGCTCCGTCTGGGGCGCAGATGGTGTAATTCCCGGAGCGGGGGACGGGGGCCACCGTCAGGGCGGCGGCGTTGTATTGGTACAGGGCGAGTTCATTCATGTGCGTTTCTTCCTTTCTGTGGCTTTATGGAGGGTGCGGCAGGCGGTTACCAAATTTGAATTTGGTTCTACATGGCGAAGCTCATAAGTGCCATCCTTAGAGAGTTTCAAGGCATAGAGCGATTGAATTTTCCCGTAACCGCAACGCGGGTCCCATGAGAAAATCATTTTGTAGGCGGTGAGCTGGGCAGAGAGGGCGGCGTCATGGAGCTGGCCGGTCTTAATGTCCAGAATCGCGGGGGCATTGTGGATAATGCCAAAGCGGTCCATCGTTCCGGCCATTTTCATATTCCGGTCCGCTATGGGACATTCAATCAGTTTCCATTCCGGTTTCCAGTCTTTGAGAAACCGGCGATAGGCTTTCAGGTATCCGGCGATCTCCGGCGTTTCCTCCGGCTCTTCGCCGTAGTCGATGAGGGCGCAGGCTTCGTGGACGGCGGTCCCCCGGCGGGCGGCAGCCTCCGCCAGCCATGGCCGGTCTGACTTGTAGTCATAGGCGCAGAAGCGGGTGACTTCGGTCACGCTGGGAAGCTGGATGCCGTCAAGGGTGTAGGTGTGGGTGGCCTCGTCAAATGTCAGCATTGGGACCCTCCGTGTACAGAACCGGGATGCCGAGGGCATCGGCAAAGATGTCCATATTCCCGTCCAGCTCGTCCAGCAGATAATCCTTGAAGCAGGACGGGCAGTACAGCTCGCCGTTTGATAACAAATAGAGCCGGTCGCAGTCATCCTCCGCGGCGGGGTTCATTGGGTGGCCGCAGTGTTCGCAGATTGGGTAATTTTTCCTTGTCATAGCTGAGTTTCCCTCCAGACGCGGACAGCGTGGGCGATGTCCGTATATTTTTTCGTGCGGTAGCCGCAGGAATCGCAGAGGACGAAAAACAGGTCCTCCTTTCCGGGGGCTACCATCCGTTTACCGCCGTACATGTGGCATCGGGGGCAGGGCGGTAATTCTGCCATCCGGCCACGGCGTCTGCGCATCAGACCACGCCCAGCATGTGGGCCAGCACCATGAGCAGGAAGCCGAGGAAGCAGCCGAAGGAGATCCAGGCGGAGAAGTCGGCCCGGTCACGGCGGCGCTCCTCCCGTGTGCGGCTATCTCTTTTCATGGCGGGGCCTCCTCTCGATCATGTCTACGATTTTGAAAAGCCAAGCGGCGGCGGTGGATGCGCCGATCAGCACGAAGATGAACGTTGTTGTATCCATAATTAAACCTCCCCGAAGTGATAGCACTGGCGCAGGTTGTTGTCGAAGGTGACCAGAAACCAGCGGTGCGGAATGTTGATGTAGGTAACAATGCCGGTGCGGGTGGGATGCTCAGCGTCGCCCAGGCAAAGGCGGAAACTGCATCGGGCGCCCAGCTCTGGCGGTGCAGGCGGCTTTGGGTCCGGTTTGAAGCCGCAGAGGTTGAGCTTGCTCATTTTCTGGCACCTCCGCAGAGCTGGCGTGCCAGCGTGGCGGCGGAGATATGGCCGCTGGCGTCCATGGGATAGCGCTTTCTGACGGTGCGGGGATCCCGGATGCCGGTGAACGCTTTGACGTCCTTGATGTTCAGAAGATTTCGCCCGCCGGTAAAGGCGAGGATCTGTTCCAGATTGTCATAGTAAAAATCGTTGACCATAGGGGCCTCCTTTTTTGGTTTTGTCGTGATTGCGATTGCAAGTTGGTGTGAATTGGTGTATGTTTGGGGGTAAGGGGGGATATGCGGTGCAGAGGGAATTTGAAGAATACGCCAAAGCGTTGGCGGATGCTTCACGGAAACAGCAGCAGGCCGAGGAAGTGGCCGAGAAGAAAGCCGAAGAAAAGCGCGTAAAGCGTGCGGACTTTCTTTTCGAGATTTTCAAGGCGCTGGCTGTCGCAGGGGTCACGCTCCTTGTGGAGCATATCGGGGATATTTGGGCGTTCTTGCATAAATAACACCTCAGGGGGGATTGAAATGAAAAAGTGGAAATGGATGGCGCTGGTGCTGGCGGTGACGCTGTGCATAGGGAGTGCATCAGCTCACCCCGGTCGGACGGATGCCAACGGAGGCCACTATAACCACAGCACAGGGGAATACCACTATCACCACGGATACCCGGCGCACCAGCACATTGATGGGGTGTGTCCGTATGACTACGATGACCGGACAGGGTGGAACTCGGGAAGCAGTGGCCAAGAGAAGGGCCTCTATTATCTGGACGGGACGCCGGTTGAACGGAAAAATGAAACAAAGCCGAAACCGGAACCGGAGCCAAAGAAAAGCCAGATTGGCGGGATCATCGCCCTATGCGCGTTCGGCGGAATCTTCATTGTTTACCCGCTCATATCTACCGCCATCAGCGGAATTTCGTGGTATCTGGAGCGCCGGAAGCGGAGAAAATAGGCGGAGCGTTCGATTAAATCTTACTTTCTGGGTATAAAAATATTGTCCATGGGGACGCCGTAAAGATCGCAGAGGGAAAGCAGCTTGTCCGCCGGGGGAAATCGCTTGCCGATCTCCCAATTATAAATCGTGCGGCTGCTGACCCCAATGGATCTTGCGGCGTCTGCCTGCTTCATTCCACGGTTTACGCGGGCGGCGCGGAGGGTAACTTGAAAGCTCATAGCGTGAACTCCTTTCGTTCGATTTAATCTAACATTATAATACCACCGGCGAAAAAGGATGTCAAGCAAAAAGTTAGGTTAAAGTGAAAAATAGTTCTTGCAATTCGATTAAAAATGACTTACAATGGATTTAACAAAAAAAGGGGTGAATCCAATGGGGCAAGAAGAAATCTGTGCAGTTTTCGCACGGAATCTAAATAAATTGATGGTACGGGAGAACCTGAAACAAAGCGATCTCGTATTAAAATTGAACGTATCGAAAGCCCAGGTATCAGACTGGTGCGCCGGGAAGAACATTCCCAGATCGAACTATCTGGCTTCGCTGGTAGACCTGTTCGGCTGCCAGCTTTCGGAACTCATGAGCGAAAAACAGCCCGCCCCCACGAATGAGGACGGGCTGGCGGAAGATGATAAGCGGATTATTGAGCTTTTACATCAGCTAACGCCGGAGAACCGGGAGCGGATCGTTGAGATAATAAAAGCTCTTGCATCGCAATAAGTACGGCGGCTTGCTTCTCCGGCAGTAAGTTGCGGAAGGTTTCCAGAAATTCAAGGTCTGTCATAGGTTGGATGCTCCTTTCTATTTGAAACCCCGGCCCGCCGAAGCGGGACCGGGGAAAGGGGAGTGGGCCTATGAGAACGATAGACCCATTTAGCAAGAAAGTCCAATTCAAAGGGCGGATTTCTCTTGCAAAAAACTTGCAAGGAGGGGAAACGGTGAATTTTTCGGAAAAGGCGAGGGCAATGCGCATGAAAAGCCCGCTGACCCTGCGGGAGATCGGCGAGCAGTGCAATGCATCGGAAAGCATGGTATCGCGTTACATTTCTGGCGCGGTGAAACCGCCGGACGATGTAGCCGAAAAGATTCTGGATGTTCTGCGGAACAGTGAGCAGGACGATGACCGGGGCATTTATGCCGCGCACATCGACGATCTGCGGCGGCTGATCCGCCAGCAGCAGAGGGAGAAGTGGGTATTGTTCGGGATTCTCACGTTTCTTTTGATTTTTCTGCTGCTGCTCTATCTGGACGCTACTCACGGGGCCTGGGGCGCGATCCGTTACATAGAATAAAAGCCGCCTGAGTGCTGGAACACTCAGACGGCAGATGATACCACCAATCGCAATCACGACAAAGCCAAAGGAGGATCAATCACAGTATAGCACGATCCCCCTGGAGATGCAACAGGAGGAAAGGAAAAAATGGCGAAGAAAAGTAAATATGGCGTCCGCAAGGACGGGCTGCACGAGGCGATCCGCACCATCAACGGCAAGCGGGTAGCCTTTCGCGGCAAGACTGACAGAGAGGTAGACCGCAAGATCTTAGAGTACAAGCTGGAGGCGGAGAAGGGCCGGAATTTCCCGGTAATCGCGGACGAGTGGGAGCGGGAGCACGAGAGCGAGATCTCCGAATCATCCCGGCGGGTATACAGCTACGCCGTGAAGCGGCTGAAAGAGGCGTTTCCGGGGCGGGCGTCAGAGATCGAGCCGGTAGATGTGCGGAACTACATCAAGCGTTTTGAGGCGCAGGGCCGCAGCGCCAACAGCGTCGGCATTGAGCTGGCCGTCTGCCGGATGATTTTCGCCCATGCCGTCATCAAGGGAGACATCAGGATCAGTCCGGCGGCGGAGATCAAGAAGAGCCGGGGCCTGCCCTGCAAAAAGCGGGAGGCACTGACGGAAGAGCAAGAGGAGGCCGTCCGGGCGGCGGGCAAGGCTAAGACGGCCCGCTGGTGGCTGTTCGGCTATCTGCTGCTTTACACCGGATGCCGCCGGGGTGAGGCGCTGGCGTTGACGTACCGCGACATTGACCGCAAAGCCGGTGTGATCCACATCGACAAGAAGGTCAACTACGCAACCACAAAGCCGGTTTTGGAAAATCACCTGAAGTCGGATAACGGCCTGCGGGATATTCCCCTGCTGCCGCCTCTGGCGGAGGCGCTTCCGAAAAATCGGATCGGACTGCTGTTCCCTGGTGGCGATGGGGGCTATATGACGCCCTATGAGATCACGCGGGAGTGGCGGCACTACTGCCGGGACGTGGGCCTGAATCAGATCCAGCAGGGTGAAAACGGTGAGACGGTGGAAACGTTCCCCATCACGCCGCACTGCTTCCGGCACAGCTTTGCGACGATCTGTTACGAGGCGGGGCTGGACCCCAGACAGGCGGCTGGCCTGCTGGGCGATACGCCGGAGGTGGTGGAGGCGGTTTACACCCATCTGCGGCAGGACCGGAGGCAGACGGCAGCCGAAAAGCTGACGGCGTATTTCGACGAGAAACCCGTCTCGCAACTGTGAAGTTACTGTGAAGTTTTTATTCAATTTTTCTACATCAGGTTACATCAAAACGCAATTCTAAAAAACGCCGGAAGCGTTGAAACTGCGTTGTTTGATGGACTTTTGTGCAAACTGGTGTAATGGGGTGCAGATGGTGAATAAATAACCGTCTGTTAACACTTTATGAGGATTTCATGGGGATTTTTGGCTATACTGTGAACGTACTGTGAAGCATGGCGAAAACGGCATAAAAAATCAGCGGCTCGGATGGTTCTGGGCCGCTGTTCTTTTTCGGTTGTCAATGCTCCCAGCTGCGCTTCTCGGTGTCCTGCATGGTCTCAATGCCGGGGCGCTGGTGCTTCAGCTCTGCGAACCGGGCGAAGGCTTTCCGGCGCTCCGTGCCGAAATATTTCTCGTCCAAAACGCACTCCGTGGTGCCGTCCTCATAAGTGCGGACGATCCGCACAAAATAGATCACCGGCTTGCCTCTGTAACCGGGGTCGCGGGTCAGTTCCAGCCGGTCACGGTATGCGGCAGTCGCAAGGGCGGCGTATCGCTCCGCCAAGGCTGCGCGGTACTCGGTCAGCTGGCCGATCAGCTCGTTACACCGGGCAATCATCCGGGCGGCGCTGTCATCGTGGGCCTTGATACGGTCGGCGGTCAGGACGTCGGGCCGGAGCAGATAGGCGGTCAGCCGTATTTCCGCTTCCCGGCTGGGGTTGCCGTAGCGCTGGAATAGGTCAAGATAGCTCATGGGGCGCTCCCTTCTGCGCCTTCCTTGCGGCGCGGTATGTTTCGTAGACATCGGCGGCGGGAAATTCCTTCATGCAACAGTTCCACTTTGGACGTGGGGTTTTCCGAAGATAAACGATCTCGCCGTCGTCATGATGCAAGTACCACTTTTCAAGGGTCCCGTCGTGGTTGAGTGTGTATCTTGTGGGGGCTGCGGTCGTGGCCATAGTGCTGTCCTTTCTGCCCTCGTTACCTCCGGGGCGGGCGGTTGCGACTAAAGCGTTTTAGTGCTGTGCGTCATAGGCAGAGAGCGCGCTTACAAGCCCATCCTCCCAGCGTTTTTCATTCTCTTGGGTGGTCTTGCTCATATCGTTTTCAAAGCCACAACAAGCCTTGTAAAGTGGGCACCTCTCGCAATGGGTAAATGCGTATTTGTCGCAGAACTCGGCGCAGATACGGCGCTCAATCTCGTATGTGGAATTCATGCGGTGACCTCCTCGCAGCTGGTGACGGTCCAATAGGCGATCCCGTCGGGGCTGTGCTCGTCGCTCCCCCAACCGATTACCGTTCCGGCGGGGATGGGGGCAAAAGCTAAAAGGGCGTCATGCCGGGAAGTGCGTGTATTTTCGAGGCGGATTAAATATTTCATGTTCAATACTCCTTTCAGGTGGTGGCGCGCCCCGGTCAAGCCGGGAGCGCGTCGGAGGTGGATTATTTCGTGAATGCTTCATCAATGGTCATTCCATCGTGCAAGCGCTTCCAAAGCGTTCCGTATTTGATGCCGAGGATGTCGGCCCACTCCGGCAGCGTGTGCGTCTCGCCGTTCCAAGAGATTTTCGAAACGTTGCGCTTGTTCCTCTGCTGCTCCGCCATAGTAATCCAGCGGCAGTTTTCCGGGCAATAATTACCGTTTACGTCGATGCGGTCAATAGACAATCCTTCCTGGTATCCGTTTGCAAGTGCCCAATCGCGGAAAGATGGATAATTATTCCGCCATTCGCCGCAAACGCGAATACCTCGCCCCCCATAGTCGGGGTACTGTCTCGCATTTGGATTATAACAGCGGTCCTGCATCCCTTTCCATTTGTGATACAAGAGGCTTTTGCTGCCGCCGTGCTGCGGATGTGTTTCATCATGTAGGCATCCGCAACTACGTTTTGCGCTGTGGCCTTTCCGGGTGAGTTTATTCCCCCACACAAGGCATTTATTTCCGCAATCGCAAAGGCACTCGTAAATAATGCCGCCATCTGGGCCTCGCTGGTCTGTCTGCTGGATCACGGTTAGGCGCCCAAAGCGCCGTCCGGTTAAATCGTGGATATTCATTGTTTAACCCCATTTCCGGGGCGGCTCAGCAGGCCGCCCCGATTTTCTCAAATGCGCTATCTTCACGCCCGCCGCTGAAAATCTGGCTTCCATACTTCCGGCGGATCTCGTCCATTGTGGCCTTGCCACGTCTCCACTTGCGGCCCTCTTCGGGGTGATGCCAATACCATCTTTCCTTGTTCTGGGACCAATGGAAACCGGCGGCTTTCAGCTCGTCCTTGTGGGGCTTCGTATTGCCTCCGCACCACACCCAAGAGCCGACCAACTCAACTTCCAGATCATCAAACTTCATCAGAAAGTCGATGATGTCGCGGAACTCGGCGGCGGTTTCGGTGGTCTGGTGGTACTCGTCCGCGCTGGCGTTGTGCTGCTTCTTCAGCATTTCAAAGAGGGCGTCGTGCTCGGCGTTGATCTGCTGCATGGCCTCAGTGCTGCCGCCCATGTCGGGGTGATACTTCATAGCCAAGCGGCGATACTGCTTTTTCAGCTCGTCCAAGGTCTTTACATTCTCGAAATATTTCATCATGGTGTTATCCTTTCTGGCCTGTCGGCCTGTGGCGTTGTCGTGTTTGCTGTTGTTGCCTGAATTATAAGGCGGACTGATACGAGCTGTCAAGGGGGTTTTTGCAAATTCGTGCAGGTTTGGCAGGTTCGCACAGTATCAGGCGGACTTTTTTGTGCATGTTGTCAGGCTGACTTATACGCGCCTATGCGATATAATAAGACGCAAAAGGAGGTGTAGCCATTGGAGCACAAGGAATTGAGGACCAGCGACGCCCAGCGAAAAGCCTCCCTCAAATGGGAGCGCGAGAACAACGAGAAAGTCACGGTCAAGCTGAGGATCGGCACCGACCCCAGCAAGGCCCAGATCAGAGCGGCAGCAGCCGCCGCAGGCCAGAGCGTCAACGCCTGGATCATTGAGGCGATCCGGGATAAGCTGTAACGAGCGCAGAGCGTCGAGGGATAACACCCCCGGCGCTTTTCTTTTTGTGAGCGGGGGCGGGGCGGCAGCAGCAGCGGCACAGCGAGAGAGGGAGAGAAGGGGAGGGGGGACTATAGGGGGGAGAGAATATGAGAGTGAGAGTGTGTTATAAGCGTCTAATAAGCATCTAATACTCACAGAGAGATTATATATATACTTGCTTCCACCGAAAGAGTACCGGAAGAAGGAGACACGGCGAATAAAAAACGCGAGAGAACGAGAGGAAACGGGAGCAGAACGGAGCATTTGCGAGGTATTCGGAGATATTCGCAGATTGGCGGCAATTCCATTTTCCGGTGCAATTTAAAGGGCTATTAAATATTTCCGTTGTGGCTGCTGGCTTTCGGCTGTTGCTGTGTCGATTCTGTGTATTTCCTCTCCCGGTCTGGCAATTCCTGTTGGCTGCTCCGGCTGGGGGCTGATTCCATCAGGACGGGCCGAGGCTTCACCGGCTGGGGGTCAGGGGGCCAGAGGTAGAGACCAGAGAGCAGGGGGTTAGGGGGGTAGCGGAAAAACAGGGGGTGTCTCTCGCGCAGGGTATAGGGCTATATGCACACATCCCCTCTCCCCCCCCCAAGAACTTGCAAGACATCTGCGGGGAGCTATGCCGGTGCTTCCTCTGGGGGTGGCGGAAAAAGAGGGTGGGGGATTTTATGTAGAACATTACGAAAATAACTGAAACCCATTGTGTCCGCTTGACGAAATATGCTTGAATGAAGTTGGCGGGATAGAACCCGCCTGCCTCCTATGTCAGACGCCAGTTTTCACCTTCAGTTCCTTTCCTGTTGCCCGGTGGGTACGAACAGCCCACCGGAGCATGGTTTCGTAGCTCAGTTGGAAGAGCGAGCGGTTGTTAACCGCTGGGTCGCAGGTTCGATCCCTGCCGGGACCGCCAGAATTTTTTGTGAGAGGGGGCCGGGGCATGGCTTATCAGAAGAAAAATCCCACTGCGGAAGAGCGCAAGGCGCACATGGATAACATGAACAAGAAGGCCGCCGCGGCCCACAGGAAACAGACGATTGAGAAGATCAAGGCGTTCCTGAAGCAGTCTGAGGAATACTTTGACGCGCAGGACCGGCTGGAGCAGGCATACAGCGAGGCGGGCCTTGCCAATGCGATGCGATGGACGGTTCAGCGGCTTCAGGGGTATTACGACTACAACGATGGCCGGGAGGCAGAGGTGGTCGAAGCGCAGGTGGAAGCCTTTGAAGCGGGCAATGAGGAGATCGACGATCCCCGCTGCGTTATGAGCTACTACGTGCGGCTGGCCTATCAGCGGATTCAGGAGCAGATCGACACCAGCCCTATCTATCAGGAAAAGGGCATGGTGACGCGAGGCATTTTTCTGAACAAACAGAAGCGTCTGGGCGGCTATCAGGACAAGCAGGAGACCCGCCAGGACATCAGCGTGAACGTGACCTTCGGGGACGGCGTGGACGCAAGCGACTTCAAGTGAGGAGGCGGCGAGGTGAACGGCCTGATTTTGGTTTTATCCCTGATCTGCGGTGCGGCCAGCATGGGCGCTGCCGTATGCGCAGTGCTGATTTTGCGGCTGCTGCGGGAGATCAAAGCCCCCTCCCCCACGGAACCGGAGAAGCCGGAGGCGGAAGAGCCTACGGACCGGCAGAAAAGCGTGGAGCAGGGCATTGACAACCTGATGACCTACGATCTGAACACCATGAAAGCCAGCCTGAAGGGGCGGGAGGTGTGATATGGCGGTTACGGTACAGCAGATTTTCGACATCGCCATCCACCTGATGGATTCCCAGAACGAATCCACCGGCTCCACGGACACGGCGGACACCAAGGAGTACAAGCTGCGGACCGTTTCTCTGCTGAACAGCGTGCTGGACCGTGCGTTTCCGTACAGCGACAACTACCGGGAAGCGCTGGAAGCGGCGGGCGGCAAGCGGCCTATCTGCCCCAAGGTGGCGGATATGGCGGACGAGGTGGCGCTGGATGAGCGGATCTGCACCGGGGCGCTGCCCTACGGTCTTGCAGGTCTGCTGCTGCTTGAGGAGGATCCCAGCAGAGCCAACTTCCTGTGGCAGACGTTTCTGGAACAGTTGGAACTGTGCCGCCAGAGCCTGCCCAGCGTGATCGGTGACGTGGAAAACCTGTACGGCGGCATTGAACACGGGGAGTTTGGGGCATGGTGGTAGATGGGACGTGGGTCTACCGCTGCCCTATCTGCGGGAAAGCGCTTCAGCACATCGAACCGGGCAGTGTGATCTACAACACGCCTATTTACTGCCGAAGATGCAAGGTGAGCCACTATCCCACCATTTTTGAGGGGCGGGAGCTGGATACAGACGTCCCCTTCCCCCTGAAAACCGAATAAAAACGAGAGCCCAACGAGGCCATGAGAACGGCGAAAGCCGTTTCTTGTGGTCTCGTTTTTATTTTGTCAACAAAGCCAGACCAGGCTTTGAAAATACAAAGATCCGGCCAGACCAGGCCGGGGAAAGAGGCCAATATGGACGAAAACATGAACCAGATCCCCGAACAGGAGCCCGAAACTACGGACGCCTTTTTGGACGATTGGGAAGGCGGCGCGGAGATGACGGCAGACCAGCCGGAGGAGACCGTAGAGCCGGTGGAGATTGGCGAGGAAACGCCTGTCGAGGACCCCAGTGAGAGCGCAGAGACGCCGGAAGAGGGCACCGAGCCTCCCGCAGACGCGGAACAGGCAGCCCAGACGCAGCAGACCGAGGCGGAGACCGTGGACGCACGGCCCCAGACATGGGAACTGCGGCACATGGGCGAGGTGCGGCAGGCCAACGAAGCGGAAATGGTGGCACTGGCCCAGAAGGGCATGGACTACGACCGCATCCGCAGCCAGTATGACGAGTTTAAGCCTGTGATGGAGATGGTCAACCGCTTTGCAAACCAGCAGGGGTTGAACACCAAGGAATATATTTCCATGCTCCGGGCGCAGGCCAAGCAGGCCGAGGGTCTGAGTGAAGCGGACGCACGGCGCTCCGTGGAGCTTGAGGACCGGGAGGCCGTTGTGGCCGCCGCAGAAGCAGAGCGGCAGGCCCAGCAGGACGCCATGGCGCAGGCCCAGCGGGCCGAGGCCGAGGCGGCAAGCCGCCGACAGGCGGACATTCAGGAATTTCAACAGACATTCCCCGAGGCAGCAAAGGACCCCAACAGCATCCCACCTCAAGTGTGGGCACGGCTTTTCTCTGGTAGCCGCCTACGCCCGGTACGCCGTGCAGCAGGCGCGGCAGGACGCGGCAGACGCCAAGCGGGAGACCGCCTCCGTACAGCAGAACCAGCGGAACGCGGAGCGCTCCACCGGCAGCATGAGAAGCGCCGGGGACAACTCCAAGACGCGGGACGATTTCGGAGACGCCTTTGACAGTGCCATGTAACGGCTCTTTTGCCTATGGGGAAACCGAATGAAAGAGAGGTTTTTACCTATGGCTATCAACTACGCAATTAAGTACGCAACCAAGATCGCGGAGCGCTTCAAGAAGGCCTCCATTACCGCCGATGACTGCGGCAACAGCTATTCCTGGCTGAATCCCAACAGCCGCACCATTCGCATTGGCAGCGTGAACACCGTGCCCGAGACCCAGTACACCCGCAGCGGCTCCAACCGCTTTGGCGAAGTCCATGACGTGGGCGACACCCTTCAGGAGATGACCTGCGAACAGCAGCCCGCCTTCTCCTTCACCATTGACGCGCTGGATCAGACCGATCAGGCCATCCAGAAGTCCGCAGGCAGCGCTCTGCGCCGTCAGCTGGACGAGGTGACCATCCCCGGCATGGACAAGCACCGCATCAAGAAATGGATCATGGGCGCGAACATCGCCGTCAAGGAAACTACCGCCCCCACCAAGGCCACCATCGGCGGCCTCATCATCGACCTGAACGCGAAGATGACCGACGCGCTGGTGCCTCTGGAGGGCCGCACCCTCTACATCGCCACCGAGTACTACAAGCTGCTCAAGCAGATGCCCGATTACATCGGCGTGGACGCTCTGGGCAAGGAGGCTCTGGCAAAGGGCGTTGTGGGCGAGTTCGACGGCTGCCGCGTGAAGCCCATCCCCACCAGCTACATGCCCGCCGGTGTGTACTTCTTCATCAAGCACAAGGGCTGCACCGTGGACCCTGTGAAGCTCCAGAAGTACAACATCCTGACCGAGGTGCAGGGCTATTCCGGCCCCGTGGTGCAGGGCGTGACCTACTATGACAGCTTCGTGCTGGGCGCCAAGGGCGACGGTGTTGCCGTTTGCGGCAATGCTGCGGTTCTGGCGGCACCCGTGATGTCTATTACCGGCCATGCTGTCAGCATCACCGCCGTGTCCGGCGTGGTGTTCAAGTACACCACCGACGGCACCAACCCCCGGTACTCCACCACCGCCGAGGTCTACACCGCCGCTGTGACCCTGACCGCCGGTCAGACCCTGCGGGCTGTGGCCACCAAGGACGGCTGCGTGGGCATCGAGGGCACCAAGGATTACGAATGATCTCATGGGAGGGGGCTGCGGCCCCTTCCCGCCTATATGGACGGAGCGGGTGCATGAACCCGGCCCGTCCGCCAGATATAAGGAGCGGTTATGCCTCGATATAAACAGACAGCAGGCGGAACGGTACAGGTGGATTTGGGGACGCTGAACCCCAAACAGAAGCAGTTCTGCCAGTCCCGGAGCCGGTACACGGCTTACGGCGGTGCCAGAGGCGGCGGCAAGACACACGTTCTGCTGCGGAAGGCAGCAGGCGGCGCGCTCACTTACCCCGGCATCAAGATCCTGATCGTGCGCCGGGAGTACCCGGAATTGGAGCAGAACATCATCCTGCCCATGCAAAAGCTGATCCCGTCGGAGGTGGGCAGCTACAACGGCAGTATGCGGATGATGTTCTTCTGCAACGGCAGCATTATCAAGTTCGGCCACTACGGCGCGGGAGACGATCAGGAATACCAGGGCCTTGAGTTTGACTGGATCTTCATGGAGGAGGCCACTCAGTTCTCGGAATCCCAGTTCCGCACACTGGGCGCGTGCTTGCGAGGTGCGACCAAGTTCCCTCGGCGGATGTACCTGACCTGCAACCCCGGCGGCATCGGCCACCTGTGGGTAAAGCGGCTGTTCGTGGACCGGGAATACCGGGAGGGGGAAAAGGCCAAGGATTACACCTTTATCCCCGCTACGGTGGACGATAACCCCCAGCTTTTGGAGGCGTCCCCGGAGTACAAGCAAATGCTGGACCTGCTGCCGGAGGATGTGCGGCGGGCGTGGCGTTACGGTGACTGGAACGCCATGGCAGGCACGTTCTTCCCGGAGTTCCGCAAAGAAACCCATGTGATCGCACCTTTTGTACGGGTGCCCCGGGAGTGGAAGAAATACCGGGCGTTCGACTACGGCCTTGATATGTTCGCCTGCCTTTGGGTGGCGGTGGACTTTGAGGGGCGGGCCTATGTGTACCGGGAGGTACAGCAAAGCGGCTTGATCGTCAGCGAAGCGGCAAAGCTGGCAAATGCCCTAACCCCGCCGGAAGAACACATTGAGTTTACCATTGCCCCGCCGGATATGTGGAACCGGCAGAAGGACAGCGGGCGGAGCATGGCGGAGATCTTCGCACAGTACGGGTTAGGACTGCTGAAAGCCAGCAACAACCGCGTTCAAGGATGGATGGCCGTCAAGGAGCTGCTGAAGCCCATGAAGAGCGACACGGACCGGCCCGGACTGCTGGTGACGGAAAATTGCGTGGGCCTGATCCGCAATCTGCCCTCCATCCAGCATGACGAGAAAAACCCCTCGGACTGCGCCACGGAGCCCCACGAGATCACCCATATCTGCGACGCTGCCCGGTATTTCTGTGTCACCCGCGTTCTGGGCGCGCAGAAAACCGTGGAAAAGATCGTGGACGATTTCGATGAGGGCGAGGACTACGATGACGTAATGACGGGCGGGGAAATGACCGCCGGTTATCTATCCTACGGATAAAGGAGGCCCAGACGATGGCTCAAATCACATCCAGCAACGATATTCAGGTGTTGAAGATCCGCCAGTTTTTGGGCCTGAACGAGAACCCGGACGGGGATACCAAGATCAAGAACGGCGAAATGAGCAAGATGCGGAACTTCCGTGTAACGCGGGAGAAGCACTTGCAGCTGCGCCCCGGCACTAAGACGGTCCTGAACCTGAAAACGGCATGGGACGCATGGTGTGCGGAGAGCGGCCACACGGCCCCCACAGCAAACCCGGTTTTCTCCGGCGCGTGGGAGGGCGTGGTAGACAGCAAGCAGCGGACCCTTGCCGCCTTCGGCGGGCTGATCTTCTCCCTGGACCCGGCAGCGGCAACAACCAAGGTTGTGGGCCAGTGTACGCAGGACCAGACCTCGTTCTTCGGGTTTTCCAACAAGGTTTACCTGCTGAACGGCCATGAATACATGAGCTGGGACGGCAAGGAAAACAGCAGCTTTGCGGCGGTGGAGGGCTATATCCCCACGGTGATGAACGCAACTACGCCTGCGGGCGGTGGGTTCCTGCTGGAAAACGTGAACCGGCTGACGGGCAAGCGGAAGGTGCTGTATTCCCCCGACGGCAAGGAGACGGTTTTCCACATCCCGGAAAAGACGGTGGACGAGATCATCTCCGTGAAGATCGGAGACAAGGCGCAGACCTTTACCCCCGACCTGAAGGCACGGACTTTCACCATCACCCCTGCTCCAGCCGCCGGTGTCAACACGCTGGAGCTGATTTACCGCAGCGGCAACGGAGAGCGGGCGCAGGTAACGGGGATGCGCTTCTCCGAGCTTTACAACGGCCAGACGGACAGCCGCGTGTTTCTATACGGAGACGGCACCAACAAGACCATTTACTCCGGCATTGATTCCGCCACTGGCAAGCCTTCGGCGGAATACTTCCCGGATCTGTACGAGGCGGAGGTGGGCGAGGCCAACACGCCTATCACCGGCATGGTGCGCCATTACGCACGGCTGGTGGTATTCAAGCAGGACGCTACCTACTCCATGAGCTATTCCACGCTGGTAACGGCTACGGACGTCACCACGGCGGCGTTTTACGTGACCCCTGTCAACCGGCAGTTCGGCAACAAGGCTCCGGGTCAGGTGGACATTCTGGAGAACAACCCCCTTACTCTGGACGATCAGGCGGTGTACCGGTGGCGGAGCGTATCCACCAGCGGCAATATCACCTTTGACGAGCGGAACGCGGAACGGATCTCCGACCGGGTAGAAGTGACGCTGCAAGGCTTTGATATGGCAGAGACCCGGACCTTCAACCGGAAATCGGCACAGGAATACTGGTGGATGTACGGAGACAAGGCGCTGATCCTGAACTACGGCGCGGACGCATGGTATCTCTACACCGGATTGAGCTTCCGGGCCATGGTGGAGGTGGGGCTGGAGACCTACGGCTTCCGGCCTGACGGCGGCGTGGTGCATCTTTCCCGGCAGTACCGGAACGATGACGGCAAGGACATTGACGCCTACGCCGCTACCGGCTCCATGGATTTTGACCGGGACTGGGTGCTGAAATACAGCCCGCTTATTTTCGTGGCAATCCAGCCGGAGAGCAACGCGCGGGTGCATGTGACGGTGGAGACCAACCGCCGCAGCGACTACCCGGAGAAAATCGTGTCCTCCGGCCTTGCCACCTTTGCCCATGCGGACTTCGCCCACTGGTCTTTCGGCACCAACCGAAAGCCGCAGGTACGGCGGGTGAAGATGAAGGTGAAGAAGGCCACCTTCTACAAGCTGGTATTCAAGAGCAAATCGGCATCGTCTACCGCAACGGTTCTGGAGACGGACGTGCAGCTCCGCTATACCGGAAATGTGAAATAAAGGGGTGAACCCATGAGCAAACAGACGATGACCCCTGAGCGGGTCGGCAAGGAATACAACGCGGGCATCAGCTTCAACAGCGGCATTGACCTCTATGACTGCGTGGAAACCAACGAAAATTTCTTCATTGGTAAGCAGTGGGAGGGTGTGCAGAGCAACGGCCTCCCCACCCCCGTATTTAACTTTCTGAAACGAGTGGTGCTGTTCTCCGTGGCGAATATCTCCACGGACAACCTGAAACTATGGGCGCGGGCCATGTCCTCCAGCGGAGAGCGGAATACACAGACTTTGGAGCTGGTGGCCGACATTCTCAACGATCAGTTTGCGTCCATCTTCGAGCACAACAGCATCGGCGGGCGCATCCGGGAGTATACCCGCAATGCCGCTGTGGACGGTGACGGCTGTATGTATACCTACTGGGACGATACGGCGGAGACCGGACAGGCCAGCAAGGGGGCCATCCGCACGGAAGTCCTGATGAATACGCAGGTTTTGTTCGGCAATCCCAACAACCGGGACGTGCAGAGCCAGCCCTACATCATTCTGGAACGGCGGATGCTGCTGAGTGAAGCCCGGAAGCGAGCCAAGCGGTACGGCAAGGACCCGGACGAGATCCAGCCGGACAACAAGGACTGCGGAAACAACTACATGGATTCCATGAGCGGCAGCGGGAACAAGGTGACGGTGCTGCTCCGGCTGTGGAAGGATGACGAGACCGGCACCGTCCACGCCTACGAGTGCACCCGGCAAGCGGAGATCCGGGGCGATCTGGACCTCGGCATCAAGCTGTATCCCCTGACGTGGATGAACTGGGACTATGTGCAGGACTGCTATCACGGACAGGCGATGATTACCGGTCTGCTGCCCAACCAGATCTTTGTGAATAAGCTGTTTGCCATGTCCATGATCTCCCTCATGACACTGGCCTATCCGAAGGTGGTATATGATTCCACCAAGGTAGCCAAATGGACCAACAAGATCGGCGGGGCTATCCCGGTAAACGGAAGCGTGGAGGGCGTGGCGAAGATCATTGACCCGGCCAGCATCTCCCCCCAGATCAGCCAGTTTATCGACATTGCCATCAGCTACACGCAGAAGTTCCTCGGCGCATCGGACGTGGCGCTGGGCGATACCCGGCCGGACAACACCTCCGCCATTATCGCCTTGCAGCGGGCGGCGGCAACGCCTATGGAGCTGACGAAGCAGAACCTTTTGCAGAGTATTGAGGATCTTGGCCGCATCTACATGGAGTTCATGGGCGAATACTACGGAGAGCGGTATGTGGAGATCTCCAACCCCTATGACAGCAGCAAATTGGTGGTTCCCTTTGACTTCTCCATCCTGAAGGAGATTCCCTTCACCATCGGACTGGATGCGGGCGCGGCTTCCTACTGGAGCGAAATCGCCGCCATGCAGACCCTTGATAACCTGCTGATGCAGGGCAAGATCTCCACGGTGGAGTATCTGAAGCGTCTGCCTGCTGGACAGATCACCGACAAGGAGGCGCTGATCCAAGCCCTCCAGCAGCAGGAACGTGCCATGATGGGTGGTCAGCCGGGAGCAGAGGGCGAACAGCCTGTTACCGAAGAGGAATCCGTCCCCATTCGGGGCGGGGCCGGATACGGCCAGTTGCAGCGGAAAATCAACGAGACCGGCGAAGTGCCGAAAACGGAGGTAGGTGCTTAAATGGAGAAGCGATTGACAGCGGATCTGAACGTGGTAGCCAACTCCAATCTGGAAATCCAACTGCTGGACGGCGACCTGAACATCATTCAGAAGCTGGATGACGAACCCAACGACGTGGGCGGTCTGACCAGTGCGGAGCTGAAAGCCAAGTTCGATGAATCCGGCAACATCATCAAGAAGTACATCAACGAGACCCTGATCCCGTCGGTTCTGACGGATGACGCCACAGAAAAGAGCCGCAAGCAGGCGGAGGCGGCGCGTGTCGTAGCAGAGCAGGGGCGCGTGACCGCCGAAGAGGGCCGGGTATCTGCTGAATCTGGGCGGGTATCCGCTGAGCAAGGCCGGTCTGAGGCCGAATCCTCCCGCGTCTCTGCTGAAAACGCCAGAGCGCAGGCAGAGACCGCCAGAGCAGACGAGACCGCCGGTATTGTAGCCCGTGCAACCGCACAGGCCAATGCGGCGGCGGGCAGCGCGTCCCAAGCCGCAGGCAGTGA